ACTTTAACACGATTGAGGGTTGGAAAATTGAGGTGATACAGACTACTAATGTAGCTAATCAGCAGCCCGTACAGCAGGCACCACAGCAGCCAGTCCCGCAAGCAGCACCTGCACCTCCTCCACAAAGAGCACCTCAGCAGGTACAACAACCGCAGCTGTTTGATAACCATGGTAAAGAGCCTAACCCTGCGATATATAACAATGAGGAAGTACCTTTTTAGTAACTTAAAAATAAAGAGAAAATGAAAAAAACATTAATGAGTCAAATTGAAGAAATAAACCAATACATCTATCAACAAATCCTTGATGGTAATTTTGAACTTGTATACAAGGAACAAAGTAGAAATGGTTTTGAGTATAAAATAAAGATTGAAGGGTTAATATTCTCTATGAATACTTTTAATAGTGGAAATGTCTTTCTTCATGACAATAGTAATTTCATGTTCAATATGAATAAACTTCCAGAACGAATATCTTTTGACAGAAAATCCATTAGTGAAGTGCTAAAAATCCACAATAAAAAGGTGATAATAGAAGATTTAGAGCTTGAAAAATTTAAACTCAATAAAGAAATAAAGAGAATTGAGGGTCAGATAAGAAGTATAGAAAGTCAAATCAAAAATCTTAGAACAAATGAGTAAATTAGAACAGCTTATTATAGATTTTCATCAAACTCTTCATAAAAAATTGGTTAAAGGAGAGTTTGATATATATGAAAAGAAAGAAATATCAAAAAATACCAATAGGTATAATATAAAAATAGAAGACATTCCTTTTAATTTGGAAGAAACAATCTTTAAGAAGAGAAAATCTGGTGAAATTACTATAGATGATTATGAGGTTTATCTTTTAAATTTAGAAGTTTTGCCTGATGGTAAAAGAGCAAACTATTCTCTTATAAAGAAAGCTATTGAGTGTAAGGAGAAGGAAGCTAAAACAGCTAACATAAAAAGTAAAATTAGTGAATTAGAAAAAGAATTAAAAGATTTGGAATCATGAAAAAGTATGTAATTAAATTCGAGCATGTGGAAGAAAGTACTTACACAGCTATTGTAGAAGCTAACAGCTACGAAGAAGCGATGGATATTTTTGAAGAAAGTCCACTTGAATGCATTGAAGACGAAGAACCTGACACAGTACAAGGACTTACGTATCATGTCAGTGAAGTAACCGAAAATGGGGAGGTTGTTTATAAAAATGATAGAAAAGTAAACGCAGAATATCAATAATGCTTATGAAAACAATATTTAAAAAAGGAATGAAGGTCTATGACCAATTAATATTCCCTGATAAAGAAGGTATTGTTTTGACAACAAATTATATACCTGAAAAATTTTTTGATGAAGATGATTTTGATGAAAATTATGTTCACCCATACCCTATTGAAGTAGAGTTTGGTTCAGAAACTATGCTTTACACAAGTGATGGAGATAGTGGGATGTGTGGTGTTAAAACTCTTTCCATCAAACCATATAGAGTAGTGTTTGAAGGCTTTGAGCAAAAAGCACCTGCACCAACTTTTGAGGAAGCTTGGAATAATTCACATAATAGTAAAGAAATATTCTATTCATCTAATTGTGATAAAGTTTGCTCAGGTTACCCAACACAGGAATTAGCAGATGCTTCGGAAGCATTAAGGAGACTACTCTTTCTTAGAGACTATTACAATGAGGGTTGGCAACCTGATTGGAAAAATGAAGAAAAAAAGTTTAGTATTGAAATTTATGAGGGAGAATTTGACACTTTTGAATCTATTGAATGTCAAAGGGTGTTTTCTTTCAAAACGGAAGAAATAAGAGACAAATTTCTCGAAGACCAAAGAGAACTCTTAGAAATAGCAAAACCTTTATTATGACAAAAGCAATAATTGTCCTGGTGTTAGTCCTTGACCTCCTTAACCTTCTTTTCTTGATAATTCAAAGGGAATATGCCAAAGCTGCTTGTACCATAGTAATAGCTCTATTACTCTGTCTATCCATCAAAGACTGTGAATATGAAGAAGATGATGACGATCCTCCATTAAATATGGCATAACGCCAGTAATATTAGGTAATTAGAATAACAAAAAGCAAGTGGCGAAACTGGAAGACGCTCAGCCATTAGCGGCTGAATTAGGATACGTTCGAGTCGTACGTTCGCTTTGGTTTGCGACTAAATGCAGGTTCGAGTCCTGCCTTGCTTTCAAAATTAAAGACAAAATGGAAAATTTAAACTTAAAAGATATAAAAGAGTGCTTTGAGTTATACAAAGTAGCTTTTAATAAGAAACCGTACATTAGTAATCTTGCTAATGAGCTACGTATTAAGACGACTGAATTGATGAAGTTCATAGTTGAAAGCGATAAACATTTTGTTCTATATCAAAATGACAAAGGTACTTATATTTCACAAATGTATGTCGAGTTGAAAGATAGAGAAGGTACGAATGAATATGTTGAGTATAATAAGGAGAGATACAAAAATACAATATTCCTCAAAGTAGTATATTATGACTACACTAACGATGTTATATTTCATTATGTAGAACAAGACTCGGCAGATGATAAAAGGTCAAGCGAATGGCGCAATACACCAGATAAAATTGATAAAATAAAACCATATCTACAACAAAACACATTTACAGGAGGAGGTTATGGTGATAGTTATACAAGAAAGTATGATAATTATTTATCAAAGGAAAATATAAAGCTACTTATGTCGCAAGGGTGGCAGTTTGCGAATTATAATGAAAAAGCTGATGAATAACAATAAACTATGATTTTCAACGCAAGTAACGAGTTTGATATACAACGGGCAAAGGAGCGGTTAGGTTACCTTATTGACAAGAAAAAGACCTTTGAAATCACTGAAAAGAAGCCTAAGCGTACCTACTCACAGAACAATTACATTCACCTCCTCTTTTCGTGGTTTGCATTAGAATATGGAGAGACCCCAGAATACGTGAAGCAAGAGATATTTAAGAAGTTAGTTAATCCGCAAATATTCCTAACTGAATATGTGAATTACAAAACTGGAGAGGTAAGGGAAGCGTGGAGAAGCACAGCTGATTTAAACACAAAGGAAATGACAACCGCTATTGATAACTTTAGAGACTATGCCAGTAAGGAAGCGGGTATATACCTACCAACCCCTGATGATTTAAATTCTCTCAATGAGATAGAAAGACAAGTGAATAACCTACAAGGGAGGTATTATTAAGCAATTTTAAAATGAACAAAGAAACTATAACCACTCCACAAATGGAGCTATTGATATACGATTACTTTGAAAAGTCAAGCCTTGTAATAGTTCCTAAGTTCTCACGGCTCAACGCTGTAAGATACGATGATGATAGCAACCGAGGATATAGAGTTGAAAATATCGTTACCCACGAATGCGATATATTATTAGTTACTAAGAACTATTTCCTCCGAGAGATTGAAATAAAAATATCAGTGAGCGATTTCAAAGCCGATTTCAATAAGAAACACAATCACGAGGGCAATATCAAGCAGTTTTATTATGCCGTCCCTTACTATATCTTAGATAAAATCAAGGATTTAGTACCTGAACAAGCGGGGATATTGGTTGCAGTGTATGAGAATGAGTATTGGCAACTAAAAAGATACAAAAAAGCCATAGACAACAAGTCAGCAACGCCTATTGACGAGGAAAAATTGAACAAAATATTTAGGATTGGTTACCTGAAATATTGGTTTTATAGGAAAAGAGAGGAATAAGCAATTTTCACATCTCTTTAAGCAAGGCAAAAAATCAATTCTAACTGTCTAAAAACCAACGCAAAAAAGTAAATAAGCAAGATTTAAAAGAAAATAAGCAATGAAAAAAACCGTTAATCGTTTTGAGGAGGAGATCATCGCCACCTCCAATCTATCTGAGATGAAGGATAAGTACTTAGCTGAGACGCTTTACCGAAAATGGCCTGAGAACTTCGTAGATGAAAGCACTGGGGAGCTGGTCAATATAGAACGCAAAGAGATAATCTTTGACCGTGGGACACTCTTAGACCATCACAGCTTAGAGGAGATTAATTTCTTCCTACAAAGTGGAGATATTACTGATGTAAAAGTCAGTACTATACAAAGACAAGCAACCTTAGTCAATGGATGTGCTGCCACATGGGTAGCTGTAGCAAAGGTAATGGGAAAGAAACAAACCTTCTTCCTATATGCTAATAGTGTAGAAGTAGCTATGCAGATCCTCACGGACTACATAGAACAGCACTACCAAGGATATTTTGAAGTGTTATCACTCAAGGAACAAGAATATTTGTACATAGTAACCTTAACCAAGGATAATGGAGAAGATGAAAAGGTCAATTGTTATATTGCTGAGATGGAGATGAAATATGAACGTTACACAACTCGTAATAAATTCTTAGTAAAGGCTATCAATGCTGAGGAAACCAAACCTCTATGTATTGCGTTCTTTGATAAGTATATGCAGGATAAGGAAAACCCTGAACCTTATACAATGACACTGTTATCGGCAAAGATAATGAAAGTAGAAGCTGTGATTGACCATCTATTTTGCCATGTCTATATAGACAGAAGCAAAGGCAAAAGAGAACAAGCAGCCGATAACGACTAACTAACATTGGAAAGTTATGTATCTCATGTCTAAGACATGATGACCCCCGATAGGCAAGCCCGCACGTTCGAGCCGTGAGCGGGGGCTATAACAACCGATTTGAAAGGAGATTGAGCGCGCGGCAATCTTTATCAAATCTCTAATCAAATCAAAAAAAATGAACGAGTATCAAGAATTTTTAAAGAACAAAATCAAGATAGCTCCTAAGCAAGGGTTTCCTTGTAGCCTTGATGAGATTAACCCACGAATGAAGCCCCATAACCGATTAATGGTAAAGTGGATGGTAGAGGGTGGTAGGCGTGCCTGCTTTGCTTCTTTTGGGCTACATAAGACCGTTACCCAGCTGGAAGCAGTACGAGTAGTCCTTCAAAAGGCAGGAGATGGCAAAGGGCTAATTGTTTGCCCACTATCTGTACGACAAGAGTTTATCGAGGATGCTAAAAATATCCTTGGTTGGGAGGTAGCCCCTAAGTTTATTCGACGTATCGAGGAAACAGATGACAAGGATGGTATATACCTCACCAACTATGAAAGTATCAGAGACGGCAAATTAGACCCTCGACACTTTCAGGTTGCAAGCCTTGACGAGGCGAGTATCCTCCGAGGTTTGGGAGGCTCTAAAACGTTCCGTGAGTTTATGAGGTTATTTACAGGTGATGCCGGCCCAATGCAACAACGACGAGGAGCAGACAATATCAAATACCGATTTGTAGCCACAGCCACGCCTTCTCCTAATGATTACATTGAGTTATTGGCTTATGCTGATTTCTTAGGGGTGATGGATGTATCGCAAGCTAAAACACGATTCTTTAAGCGTGATAGTACCAAAGCAGACAAACTCACCCTACATGCTCATAAAGAAGAGGAATTTTGGTTATGGGTATCCTCTTGGGGGCTTTTTGTAACAAAGCCTTCTGATATTACCCAAAATGAGGCAGACGATATAGGGTATATCCTCCCTGAATTAGATTTGCGTTGGCATGAAATACCTACCAATCACTTAGACGCGGGGTTTGATAAGCATGGGCAAGGGCTTTTGTTCAAAGATGTAGCATTAGGCTTGCAAGCATCAGCCAAGGAGAAAAGAGACTCATTAGAGGATCGTATCCAAAAGATGTTAGAACTTCGAGCAGAAGACCCTGAAGCGCATCGTGTAATATGGCACGACTTGGAAAGTGAACGCAAAGCAATTGAAAAGGCTATCCCTACGCTAAAATCTATATATGGCTCACAAGACTTTGAAAAGCGTGAGGAGATTATCAGAGCTTTTTCGTATGGAGAGCTGCAGGAGTTAGGAGCAAAGCCCGTAATAGCAGGCTCAGGATGTAATTTTCAAAGATATTGTAGCTGGGCTATATACCTAGGAATAGGCTATAAGTTCAACGATTTCATCCAATCTATACACCGCTTACAGCGCTTCCTCCAAAAGAACAAAGTACGTGTGGATTTGATATACACAGAAGTGGAACGCAATGTACGAAAAACCTTAGAAACAAAGTGGAAAAATCATAACAAACTCGTAAAGAATATGACGGAAATAATCAAGAAATACGGGCTATCTCATTCTGAAATGGCACAAGTACTCACCCGCAAAATAGGAGTAGAGCGTATAGAGATAGCGGGGAGAAATTACAAGATCGTCAATAATGACAATGTATTAGAACTCAATCCTAACGAAAATCCTCACGCTCTGAAAGATAATAGTGTGGGGCTTATCCTAACCTCAATACCCTTCAGCACCCAATATGAGTATTCTCCTAATTATGCTGATTTTGGGCACTCTGAAAGTAACGAGGAGTTTTTCAAGCAAATGGACTATCTCACCCCTAATTTGTTCCGAGTATTACAGCCTGGCAGGATAGCAGCTATACACGTAAAAGACCGTATTGTACCCATGGGACTATCAGGAATGGGAGTGCAAACAGTGTATCCTTTCCATGTAGATTGCATACAGCACTATACCAAGCATGGGTTTGCTTATATGGGTATGAAAACCATTGTTACTGATGTGGTTCGAGAGAACCAGCAAACTCATCGCTTGGGTTGGAGTGAACAATGTAAGGACGGAACAAAAATGGGAGTAGGTATGCCTGAGTATCTCTTACTATTTAGAAAGCCTGCTACTGACAAAACGAATGCTTATGCTGATG